AAAGTTAGTTTTGATGCCTACCAAACTGAGATTACTTCATAGGTGCTTCTATCCACCCCTTGACTGTAACAAAACCTATAGTGTCAACACTAGCTTCACCACCAGTAGCCAATGTAGTAGTATATACTCTAATAACTACAAGCCTCGAAACCGGTAATTTTATGGTCTTGGTATTAAGAGTTTGTGAACTAGCCACACCAACGGTGCAAGAATCTATAGCATTAACTGCAGTTCCTAAATCTACAGAACTTTGCATTACATTATTGTATGTAGCAGGAATCACATCCACATCTACATGTGGAGCTACGCCATTACTGGCTATAGTATCAACTATGACATGCACTTTCCCTGAATCACCAGAGTTTGTAAATACATTCCTGAAATCAAGCATTACCAGCATAGTATCCAACCTTAAACCAGTTGAGCTATCTACAGGGCCACGAAGGGTTTTAATACCAGTGTTGTCATAACCGGTAGTTGACCATATAGGCACAATCTTAGTACCTTGAGCCAAAACTGAGGTTGCTAAAAAACACATACCAAGCAACATCATAAGTAACTTATTCATTTGAATCCTCCTAAATTATTTCCATATTTAAGTTTAAACAAACCCCACTTAATTTACTTTGAATTATGGCATAGAACTATCTAAACCGACACTAGTCAAATATCCACTGGTAATAGGGTCATTATATTCAAGCCCAGCTTCAGTCAAATAACATTCCTTAATTCCATCTATCCAAGCTTCACCTCCATTTTTAGAGAAGAACGTAGAACTTTTTCTTGCTTGGTCATCAACATAGATAGTATCCTGAATATACTTGAAAGTCAACCTAGCAGGCTCACATATAACCATAGAGTACTGGTCAACAGTATTAAAGATAAATAATGGATGTGGAATAAGATGTAAAGTTCCAAATACAGTCGTCCAAGTAATAACTTCAATACCATAGCCAATCTCACCTTTTGTTATAGTGTATTGTGCCCCACCTTTCTTTACCAATCTATTAATTCCCTCAAGAGCACCATCACCACAAAAAGCTATTTTACTTTTGATAGATTTACCATCCCTGTAACGGAAGATTAACTTTATCATCTCATCTAACCATTCTTCTCCACCCTCTAACCAAGTATCACCACCACCAGCAAGTCTAAAGTCAGATACATTAGTAGGAGCATAAGCCTTTATAGCAGGAACTAACCCACAGGTTGTTCTCTCAGGCATACCATTTACAGAAGAAATATTCTCCGTTCTTATGCTAAACATAAAAGCCTTTTCCATTTCCATTTGATGATACTCAAAAGTTTCTCTTTTCAGCTCAGGTAACTTCTGTGGATTAGTTCTATACTTTGTTTGCAAAGCAGTTCTGGTCGCATTCAAACTATTAATATATATCCCTGTTAAATTGTAGTATTTTACAGGGTCATAAGAGACAGCAGCTGGCATTCTCCCACCCTCAGGATTAATACTACCCATAACTAAAACCTCATCAACGTTAGATATATCTTTGGTGCCATTATCATCGGCTTCTAACAATGAGACACCCATAGCAGAATTTGCACCATTTGCCTCTCTACTTATTACCTTTGCATTTACATCTACTGCTGGTTCAGTAGAAACCCTTAAAAGGACTTGATGTCCTATTCTAAAGTGGATAGAGTCGGCCTCTGACATTTTAAGGTATATAACATCACCTGCAACACCACCAGAAACATAAGCTGTGTTTAAAGTGCTATCTGTATATCTACCCGTAACTGTGGCTCGCTGACCTTGCAGTCTCTTAGTCCACCAATAAAATTCTGCGTCATCAACCCTTTCTTTCTTGCCTTTAGACATTATAGCAGTCAAAGGAGAAACTCCATTGGGGTAAACATATAAGATACCTTCACGCCAAGTTTTAGGTCTCTCATCAGTAGCCCAACTACCACTTCCTCGCATTCCTAAAAATCCACCCATCTTTTCCTCCTCACATTTTATGTTAATTTAATATTCGTTATTAAAATCACTTTAGTTACATGCTTATAACTAAAGTGTTACATACTTGTAACTAAGGTATACCATCTTGTCCCATCACTATACAACACAGCATATTCATTTGCTGCATTGTTTGTCAATTGGCTAAAAAGCGAATCATCTCCAGCATCATCAATGGTAACATTAGCTCCATAATTTCCATCATCTCGAATAACCACAATCTTCCCAGCAGCCTCAGCAACTTTAGGAAGAGTAACAGCTCCAGCTACAGCAGCTGCAGTATTAAGAATTAAAAGTCTGTCTTTCGCCTGCATAGCTTTAGTAGTAACAGCAGCTGTAAATATAACGTGGTCTACCCCAAGCTCAAGAAACTTTTCACTATCTGGTTTTAAATCCATCTTTTCCTCCTCCTCACTTTAGTCAATTGAAAAATACAATTGACTTGTTATTATAGATTCTTGAACATCTCAATTTCGTCAGTAACTGTCATACCACCCTTCTTAGACACATTACTGGCTCTTTGAGGGCCACTTTTAAGTCCAGCTTTTCGTTTGCCCTCAATTGTCTCAGCAGTTTTAGTTAGCCTTAAGCGTTCTCTTACCAACTTCTCAGACTCATCTAAAACTTGCCGCACAGTAAAATTTGGATTTAGACTCTTAACTTGCTGTGCCGTTAAACTTATATTTCTATGATATTTCACAAGGTCTTTGTTTTTATCATAGAAAGTTTGCGTAGCCTCGATAAGCTCATTCCTTTCATCCTCCTGCTTTCTAATAATAGAAGGAGTTGCAGCTAAAGCCCTTTGAGCAGCTACTTCAACAACTTTACTAATGAGTTTATTAAACTTATCAGGGTTTGTTAAAACAGACTCAAGAGTCTCAGGGTCCACAAAATGCAAAGCTTGTGCAGCTTCTTGTGGCCCGATTGTTGGCGCAGCAATTGAAGCTTCTTTCACTTCTTTATCTGGCACATTTCCAGTTAGTCTTTCCGAAAGGAGTTCAACTTCCTGACGAAGAGCTTCCTTTTCCTCATCAAAGGTAAGTTCCTCTTCAGGCTCTTCTCCCCCAGGTTCCTCTCCTTTAGGCTCTGCTTTCGCAGGTATTGCAGGTTCTGCAGACTCCCCATCCAAAACTTCTTCTGTAGGCTCTTCTTCTGCTGGCTCTTCACTTGAAGCCACAACTACCTTTGCAGGTTCCTCACCCACAACAGGCCAATCTTCCAAGAACTCTGCGACCTGGTCTTCTATAGTTACTTTATTACTCTTCTCTGATTCTGGCATTGGTATCCTCCCTCTGTTTTGTTTTTAATACTTCTATTATTGAATCTATCATAGTAAGAAAAAATTTAAGTTCATTTACTTGTCCCTGTATATACCGATAATCTTTAGATTCTCGTGTATTTTCCAATAAACTCCTTAACACTTCCAACTTTCCAGCAATGGTATCAAGAATTTCTAACCAAGCAGGAAATTTGGAAAGTTCAATATATTGCTGTAAGCTAACTTTATAATCTTCAGTTAGCAAACCAGCCTTCACTTTTCGTTCTCTAAATCTCTTCAAATATTTAAACAGCTGCATTCTCCACCTCCTCTATTGGAGTTACTTCACCTTTTTCAACCTGTTTTTCTACCTCTTCAGTTGGTTTTACCTTAACCTCAAAGTTTTCTACGTTCTTTGCTCCTAATAATCTAGCTACATGCTTAAACACCCTTACAATGTCGAAACGCTCAGCTAACTCTGGTCTAACAGTTATTAGCTTAAAAAGTGTCAACCAATCTTCCGCACTCTCACTATCCGGCACCGTTCCATCTTCGCTTATTATGTTGTAATCCACATCCATCATATCTGGAGTAACCCTTACTCTATCACTTCGAGTTCCATATTCTTTCTCCAATATCTCTTGCCACTCACCAATGATGGATACAAACACATCTTCTTCCATAAGTTGTTGAGTATGTGAGGCACACATATATGCTAAATCCCACTTAGATTGAACGGCAGCAACTCTAGCAGCCCTTTCTAACCTTGAAAGCCCTGCCATTTTTGTCTGTCTATATTCCTCAGCAGTTCGCCTTTCTGAACCTGTCCTTACTACACCTTGCATTGAATCACTGGCACACATTGCTCTTTGCATTATATCAATCACATATGCAGAGTCTGAAATATGGGACCGTGTTATATCTGAAACTTTAAGTTGCTCAATAGCCTCCCTAACTCCTGAACCCCAATAATCCTTACGCAAACGGATAATCTTTGGGCCTTGTTGTGCAGTTAAATCTGGCATGTTAATTCTTGAAGGGTCTACAATAAAAGAATCGTGAACAGCCTTAGCTACATTATCCATATGTGAAGTAAATAAGAAATCTAAAACATCTTGCATCCCAAAAACCACTTCACATCTAGCTACAGGCATTGTAGAATAGCCATCAAAATCAGGAGCACAAGTTGCAATAGGGAACATATCGTGCAACATGTTCATTTTCTTAGCCATTATTACTAGTCTATCACCAGACACACCAAACAGCCATTTTTCTGGTATATCAGACGTGCCCAAATGCCACTCATTAGGAATAAGTTTTATAAACATATAAATTGTATCTTTAGGTCTGGTAGTTCCACCAGTGAACCAACTATAAGTTCCCATTTTATCTATTAAATTCGATGACCGCTCAGCACGAGATTCTGTATAAAATCTACTTTCACCAGAAATGTTTTTTAGGTACTTTATATTGAAATAACCCTCACTACCTTCTATTTCACTAGAAAGCAAATCAGGATAAGATTGCCTTTCTATCCAACCAAAAAACTCTCCATCTTGTAAAGCATGAATAGGAGTGTTTGGGTCTGGAAGAATTGTGTAGGGGTCTAAGTTAGTCAACTTATTACCTTCCCAAAGCGTGCTTCGAACTATGTTGAGAGTTGGTTCCATAGGAACATTCACACCAAGCACTTCTACATAACTCGGATTCTCAGCTATCTTTTTATATCCCATCTTCCTATGCCAACCAATATTTACTACACCTACACCATAAGCAACAGCATCTCTAAGCATTGTGTGTAGATTCAACATCATCTTAGCCTTTGTAGCTTGAAAACCAATAACTTTCTCCATTAAAATGGTGCCAATTACATCTTCGGGACCTCCCCAAGTATAACGAAATAATGGGTCATCTAACAATGCACTCACTAAATAAGTAAGAACAGTCTCCAAACTGGCATAAGTCATAGGAACTACAAGAGTTATCTTTTTTGATGGGTCTAACTTTTTTGCACGCACTTCATCAGGGTCAACAAATGCAGTTAACGATTTAGATAAAGCATTCCAACTTGGATATCTATTTTTAACTATATTCCTACTCTCTGTTGCTCTAGCTAAAACTCTGGTAACTATCAAATTATGCAAATCAGAGTCAGGTCTTATATCCAACCCAACAGGATAGTCATATCCATAATCTATACCTACAAGGCTTTGTAATATATTTTCTTCTGATGTAAATTCCATCTTCTATTCTCCGCTCAATTACTTACAACCATTTTATTAAAGCGCTCTAATTCATAAGGATTTCTATAAGGTAACGGCTCATCTATATAATCATCTCTCATTACCTCACTAAATTCTCGTTCATTATTTCTTGCTACTTTCTCTTTATCCTCTTCTACAAACTCATTGAAGTAAGTTTGAAACTTCTCCATCATTTTCACCATATATGCAAGAGCATCCATTAAGTCCCAGTATCGAGGCTTTGGAAATGACAATAATTGTGCTTCCAATCTACCACAAGCAGTCTTATTATGATACATAAACCCACGTCGATAGTAAGAAATTAAAGACTCTACCCTTTCTTCTTTACTTCCCACAGCTTTAAGTTCTATAAACTCAAAAACATAGCCTAACCTTGCAGCTAAATTCTTAATGGGATGCATTATAAAATCTTCTAAGGAAGTAACTTCTACAGCTATAGTTCTAGTCTTTATCTTTAGAGCCATTTCAAAAGTTGCCATATACATTTCATCAGGATGCAATTTCTCTCCTCTTGTATCCCTAACATAAACCTTACCCAACTTAGGATTCATTGTTACTCCAACTATGCCACTCTCTGCACTCTGTATTTTTGTTGTCTTTGCAGGGTCTAATATCACAACTGATTTGTTACCGTGCTGTTCATTAATCTTCTCTTCGGTCTCTTCATAATATCTAAAAAACTCAGGCCTAAACTGCCTAGTTTCCGTGCATACTGTAGTATTCATATACTCACGGTAGAAAATATCCATCTTTTGATTCTTACGGTGGTCTTCCACTTCTTGCCAAACTCTTGCATCAGGCCAAAACTGCCACCATTTACTCCTAAATTGCTCATCACAGATAGGAACATTAACTACTGTCCATTTTGGGTCCTCCTCTAAATGGACCAACAAACAATCCTCATGAAGTTTAGTTCCCATCACAATCATTCGCCAATTTGGACCGCCTTCACCATGCTCAAATAGTTTTAATACAGTAGACCAAAACCAATCCTCAACCTCTTTTCTATGCACTTCATTTTTAATGAAACGTTCATCTTCTAAATCATCTGCTAATACCAAATCCGGCCTATAAATATCCTCCAACAAACCACGAAGCTGTTGACCATAAGAACGTGGCATTATAAAAGAGCCATCTTTTATTCTCCATATTTCTTTTGAGAATACACTAGACTTTATTGGGCCAAATAAATTCTTCACAACTTTGTTAGCTAACAATTCATTCTTCAGATTTTCAGATTGATGTTCAGAATGAGTAGCCGTGCAACCAAGTGGAACTATAAAATGACTCTTTTGCAATAATGCTCGTGTAGCTGCAAAGGCTATAGTAAGTATGGTAGTTTTACCAAAACCTCTAAATGCTTCTACAAGCAAGTATTGAAGGGAATCATCATCAAGAGCTTCAAATAACTCTTTATGCATCGGCGAGAAATCCCTATAAAAACGCCTACCAAACAAAACTTTGCAAGCCACTTCAGACGAAGCATAACACATTGCCATAAGTTCTTTCTTATCTTCTATCCCTGCTTCCTCTATCATTTTGTCGGAAGCAATATCTGGATACTCCATTGACATTAAATTACCTTCTCGTGATAGTTAATTGAAAAAATCAATCTTCTTTTATTTACAACTAAAATTATACTTCTACACAATGAACTACTTTTTCCTGTTCCTCAACAACCAATCCTAAATCATCTTGAGAAGTTATCTCATAATAAATTTCGGTGACGGTTACCTCACCTATTTCATAGGCCATATACTAACTCCATATTTTGTCCCTTATACAGCTATGTAAATTACTATTAATGCCTCACCCTAAATCCTATACTTCCACCTTCGGCTTTGTTAGTTTGAATAACACCTTTTGAAACTCTTGGGATAATGCCTGTTAATTCCGGTATAGTATAATAAATCACATCCTGAGGTCTATCACCCACTGTTCCATAATCAGAACTTCTTGCTACATTATATTGATTCGCTGCATCAAGGTGAATTATCGCATATCCATAGTTTGTATAGTCTCCATCTCTATATGCTTTCAGAATTGGTGTAGTATAAAACTTTTTTAGTCCATCTGCTGAAACACTAACAGTATCATAAGGAGAATTGATGGCAACTTTATTGTTCCAAGTCATAGTTGTTTCATCCCAAACAGCGGTAACTCTTGCAACGTGGACATTAAAAGCAGCACCAATTTGACTATAGAGTGTAAAAAGTATATAAGATGAATCTATCATATCGCCTGTAGTTACTCCCAATGCTGTAAGAGTATCCAGTTCACCTGTAAATTCTATATAAATCTGACTTTCAACACCTGCAACATCTCCAATAGTTAACCAAGCAATAGTTCCCCTAACCTCATCAGGGACACTTTCATTCGGTTCTGTATCTTTTCCTAAAGTTGCATCTGGTTGCCAACTAATAGTCGGGTCAACTAAAACAGGTTTATTCTTATTTTTCCTGTCAA